GGTGCCCGGTGCTCGCGGCGCGCTCCGGTCGGGGGCTGTAAATCCATGGGGCGATGCCCGGGATGCTGTGTTGGTCGAGGAGACCTACACGGTGCGCCAGGGCGACACACTCTGGGGGATTGCCGAGGAGTATGTCGCCAAGAATACCGGCACGCGCCGGTATATCCTCGAATACAAGAGCGGTATCGAGGAGCTTAACCCTTGGCTCATGGAGCGCAAGGGGGAGATTTACCCCGGCGATGAGATTAAGGTGACGTACTGGGTGAAGGAGGAGAAGAAATGAGGATATCGACATATCATGCAGATGGGTATTGTTGGAATTGCAGCAAGCAATGCAACAAGCGCATCGAGTTGTATCTCGGTGTTCCGAGTGCATTGTTCCATTTCTGCCGCCCGTGTGCAAGAAAAATGATGAAGGGGCTTTTGCGTGAACTCAACAAAAAGGAGGAGACGACATGACGAAGTGGCAGACGCGCCGCGAGATGGTGAGCCCGCCGTTGAGGATGCACATTGTTTTCCGCGTGATTGATGGCGTGGAGGAGCGAAACGGCCCGCATTATGCGACGTTGGATGAGGCACTCAAACGGGTGCGAGAACTCAACGCAAAAGAAAAAGCCCGAAGCGGCGGCAACCGCTCCGAGCGCAGAACAATAAGACTTACACCGTGAGTATATCACGGGAACGGAGGAAACGCAAATGAAGAAGCGTTACAAGATGATGTTCAACCTTGAGGGGGCAATTGAGGTGGTTGCCTCCTGCGAGGATGAGGCAGATCGGATCGTCGCAGACATGGATCGCAGAGATCTGATCAAGGACTACGATGAGTACGGTTTTACCATCACGTCCTGTGAGATGGATGAGGGGGAGTAGAAAATGAAGATTCCGAAGCGGCTTCCTGAGGAGCTGAAAGCCCTCGTGGAGCTTGAGGAAGCGTTTGGGAGGCTGACACTCCTCTCGGCGGAGATGCGTCGCTATCAGGGGGGGGCGCACATCGAGCTGACCTACATTGACAAGGATAGTTTTTCCGGCGATGCGCTTGTGACGATTGATTCTGCGCTCAGTTACAACAAGTACGAGCGCAAGGTCAAGGAGCACGCACAGGCACACCGACGCAATATCAACGTATTCCGAAAGGCGGTGCTGGCATCATGAACCTCTATGACATCGACAATGCAATCCTCTCCTGCGTGGACATGGAGACGGGGGAGATCATCGACGCGGAAAAACTCGACGAGCTGAAGATGGAGAAGGAACAGAAAATCCGCAACATTGCGTGCTGGGTGAAGGAACTGAACGCGGAGGCAGAAGCCCTGAAGAAGCAGAAAGATGCGTTCGCCGCGCGTGAGAAGGCGGCAAAGAACAAGGCGGAGGGACTGAAAGCATATCTCTCCTCCTATCTCGGCGGGAAAGAAGCCAAGGGGACGGAGTATCAAATCTCCTTCCGTGCGTCACAGGCGACGGAGATCACGGATGAGGAAGCAATCCCTCAGGAGTACCTCGTTTCGCAGCCGGACAAGATCGACAAGGATGGACTGCTCAAGGCGCTCAAGGGTGGTGCTGTCATTCCGGGGGCGCAGCTGATCGAGCGGAAGAACATCCAGATCAAATAGGAGGTGATCATATGGCAGGAAAGGCAATCTACGCCGCCCTGATGGCAGTGCAGAGCGAACTCAAAGCACCAAAGGGACAAGAAAATACCTTCGGCAAGTACCGTTACCGCAGCGCGGAGGATATTCTGGAGGCGGTAAAGCCGCTGCTCAAGGAAAACGGTTTGTACCTGCGTATCTCCGACACGGTGGAGCTGATCGGCGACCGTTACTACGTCAAGGCAACGGTTACGGCCGTGGACATCGCAACAGGGGAAGCGGAGAGCGCGACGGCGTACGCCCGTGAACAGACGGAGAAAAAGGGGATGGACGCGGCGCAGGTGACGGGGGCAACGTCCTCCTACGCCCGCAAATATGCCCTGAACGCGCTTTTCGGAATTGATGACACCAAGGATGCGGACACGGACGAATACACGCGTACGGGGCGTTCTGGGGCGAATCAAGAGCAAGCGAAGAAACAGACACAGCCGCCTACACAGGTGCAGACAGCTGCGGTCAATGACGCACACGCAGCGATGAAGGAACTCACGGCTGAAATGCAGCGTATCAATGCCACGAAGGAAGAAGTCGCGGGGATTTGCAGGAAGTTGTTCGGCAAAGCATCCTCGCGCGAACTCACGGCGGATCAGCTGCGCAAGCTCACGACGAATCTTGCGGCAGAGATCATGGCAGGTGTGGCGTGATACAGGAGCGCGTGACTGGCACGGTGAGGGATATCACGGAGGATGGGACGGCGGTTATACACGCAGCCCTGCCCGACCCTCTCCGAGCCATGCTGCGGGACTACAAGGATGTTGAGATCATTCTGCCCGATGGACGGCGCATTTCCCCCGAACAGCGGCGCAAGGTGTACGCTCTCATCGGTGAGATTGCAGAGTACGTCGACGGCATCCGAAACGCGGGGACGATTGAGAGTGCCAAGCGGACGCTCAAGATGGAGTTCATGCTGTCCCGCATGGAGGGCATGGAACGGCGGTTATTCTCTCTTGCAAACTGCGATGTGACCACGGCGCGGGAGTTTATCAACTTCCTCGTCGAATTCGTCATCGAGAATGACATCCCAACGCGCGTCCCGCTGATTGAGAACTGCGAGGATATCGAGCGGTATGTGTATGCCTGTCTCATGAGCAAAAAATGCGCGGTATGCGGGCGACACGCCGACCTGCATCATGTCGATGTTGTCGGGATGGGGCGCGACCGCACGGCGATCTGCCACATCGGGATGCGTGCGCTTCCCCTTTGCAGGGAGCACCACACGGAGATTCACAGCATCGGGCAGGAGGACTTTCTAAAGAGATATTTCCTCGAGCCGGTGAAGATTGATGAGCGGATCGCAGATGTGTACCGTCTGCGGAAGAAAAATAGGAGGTGAATGGTGTGCTGACGCTGATTGATCGGTTCAGAATGTTTGCAAGGGCAGCATCGGCGGACGATCGAATCGGCTCTATCGAAATAGCGGTTTATACAATGCTGCTGAGCATTGACAATGACCTGCTGTTTCAGGAGTGGTTCGGGTGCTCTGATCGTCGCTTGCAAGATATGACCAACGTCGGAAGCGTGAATACCATCACAAAAGCGAAGAACAGGCTGAAGCAGCTCGGGTGGATTGATTTCAAGACAGCGGGCAAAAAGACGACATTGTATAAATTGACCATCCCGACATGTGCGACAGATACTGCGACAGATACTGAGACAGATACTGCGACAGATACTGAGACAGATACTGCGACATTAAGAAGACAAGACAAGACTGCTAGACAGATAGACAAAGCAGCAGCTGCAACGCGCACGCGCGAGGGAAACAGCGAACTCGGAGAAGTGGTGCGATGTTTCGAGAATAACATTCACCCTCTCACAGGGAAGATCGAGCGGGATAGGCTCATCGACCTCACGGACGAGCACAGCCCTCTCTGGGTAAAGACCGCCATTGAAGAAGCGGCACTGTCGAACGGGCGCAATCTGCGCTATATCACGGCAATTCTTGAGCGGTGGAAGCGTGAGGGATTCAAGGCCCCGAGGAAAGGAGTGAAACAAGGTGGAACAGGCAGGGATAATAGCCGAGAAGCTCTTGAAGCGCGGTATCCGGATTTCGTCGAAGCCGACCGAAACCACGTCTATCCGTGGGAAGTACAACCTCCCGGCGGAGGAGATCGAGCGGCATCGGGATGAGATCATCGACATCGAGCGAGCGCAAGACCTATGTCGCGGATGCACGGGGGAGAGTTGCAAGCAACCCTCACGGGGGATGATTCCTGTCGTAGATACGTCCTATGGTCGATTTTGCCACGCTCTCAGCCCCTGCAAGCATGAGCGCAACAGGAGGGGGCGTCTGCGGATTGCACGGCTCTTTGCCTCAGCGCGGATTCCGCGCACCTACGAGGGGGATACGTTCGCGGACTACACCGTGACGGACGGCAATCGCCACGCGGTGGAATCGGCGCGCTGGATGCTGGACGGCGGCAGCGGAGTGTTTCTTTACGGGGAGAAGGGGACGGGCAAGACCAAACTCGCGGCAATCATTTCCAACGAGCGGGCAAGGGCGGGACATCCCGTACTCTTTGCATCTGTGCCTGACCTGATGGCAGATATCCGCGCATCGTTTGACGGCGGCAATACAGCGGAGACGGTGCAGGAAGTCAAGGAGACGCCGTTTCTGGTGCTCGATGACCTCGGCAGCGAGAAAATGAGTGAGTGGGTGGGCGAGCAGCTGTTTTGCATCGTCAACCACCGCTATAACGAGCGCTTGCAGACGGTTGTGACGAGCAACTACAGCCCGACGGAGATCATCGGTCACATGGCGACCGTAGACAGGCGTGGCAACGTGATTGACGACATGCAAGGACAGAGGATTATGTCGCGCATCTACGAGATGTGCGAGCGGGTAGAGATCAAGGGCGCCGACTGGCGCATGAAAGGAGCGTGCTGAGTGAGATGGCAGAGATTGAAATGACAAAGCCGCAGCCGTGCACGAAGTACAGCGAAGCGGCAACAACAGAGTGGGTGGCGAAGTTGTACGAGGAGACGCATGAGGTGGCGCAGGAGGCAATAAAACTTTTTTGTTTGCACTGCGCACAGTGCGGCGAGGAGGATGAGGCTGCGATTGAGGCGGTAGAAACCAATCTTGCCGAAGAACTTACGGACGTTATCACGGTCTGCGTCTCGTGGCTTGATGCACTCGGCTACGATGAGAAGGCTCGTGGTGTGGTGCAGTGGCGCGTGAACGAGAAGAACAAGAAACGCGGGTATTTCTGAGGAGGCGGCACGATGGAGATTTTGAACAGTGAAAAAGAGCTGATCTATCGGAAACTTGTCGAACTTTCCGTAGATATCCTCTGCGACCACCGCAAAAAGGATTTAGTGCGTTTCCGGGAGGCGCTAGACGTTGCCAACGGTATCCCGTCCCTCGATCAAGGTGCTTTGAATCACCTTGAAAGCATCGTTGAGGGAGATGCGGACTATGTTTTCTGTATTTTCGACGATGCCACGGACAGGGAAAAGGCGATTGCTGATATTCTTCGCGAAATTGGGCACTAAGGAGGTTACGGCATGGACGAATACACGCCCTGCAAGAAGCCCGACCCGACGGCTAGGGAGGCAATCGGGAATGTGATGCGTCTCCTGCATACGCAGCGTAAAAAGGCGAATAAGTACAACGCCCGCAAGACAACAGTCTACGGACGCACCTTTGACAGTAAGCGCGAGGCAGAAGTCTATCTGATGCTCCGCGAGAAACTGAGACTCGGTGAGATCAAGCACCTTGAATGTCAGCCAACGTACACCTTGCTTGAGGGCTTTCACGACAATCAAGGTAAGCCCCAGAAGCCAATCACCTACACGCCGGATTTTCTCGTCGAGTATGATGATGGTCGGCGTGAGGTGATCGAGGTCAAGGGTGTGCGGACGCGGGACTATCAGTTGCGCAAGAAGCTGTTCCTGCACATGATGAGGGAGACGGACATTGTTTTTAGGGAGGTGCGGTAGTGCACAAAATCGAGCTTTATCACGATAATTTCCAGAACTACAAGCGGTATGGAATTCCGTCAAAGGCACAGCTCGTCATTGCGGATATTCCGTATAACCTTGGACGGAATGCGTACGCATCCAATCCGGTATGGTACGAAGGCGGGGATAACCGCAATGGTGAGAGCAAGAAGGCAAATGCGCAGTTCTTCCGGACGGACAATAACTTTAACATCGCGGAGTATTTCCATTTCTGCGCACGCCTCCTCAAGAAGGAACCAAAGGAACGCAACGCCGCCCCTGCAATGATTGTCTTTTGCTCGTTCGAGCAGATGGGCATGGTTGCAGAATACGGACGCAAGCACGGATTCAAAAACTCCTATCCGCTGTTCTTCGTCAAGAACACTTCTGCGCAGGTGCTCAAGGCAAATATGCGGATTGTTGGAGCAACGGAACATGCGCTCGTCCTCTATCGGGATAAGCTACCGAAATTCCGCAATGACGGGCGCATGATACTTAACTGGATGAAGTGGGAACGCGACGACAAAAAGCTCTATCCGAAGATACACCCGACGCAGAAGCCTGTGAATCTCCTGCGGCGGCTGATTGAGATATTTACCGACCCCGGCGATGTGGTGATTGACCCTGTGGCGGGGAGCGGGACAACGCTCAGGGCATGCGCGGAACTCGGGCGGATATGCTACGGATTCGAGGTGGATAAGGATTTTTACAAGGCGGCAAAGGAGCAGATGCTTGTTTTGCCCGAGGTGCAGGAACAGGTGCTTTTTGCATAGGAGGAAAAACATGAACACATGGGTAGGAATCGGGCGCCTTGTGAGAGATCCCGAGGTGCGATACACACAGAGCGGGAAGGCTTACGCCTCGTTTACGCTGGCAATTGACAGGCGTAAGAGCGGGGACGGGAATCCGAAGGCGGATTTTATCTCGTGCGTGGCGTGGGAAAAGACGGCGGAGATCATCGGAAATCATTGCACAAAAGGCAAGAAGATCGCCGTCGAGGGGCGCATTCAAACGCGCAGCTACGATGCTCAGGATGGAAGCAAGCGCTATGTGACGGAGGTCGTCGTCAATAGCATGGAGTTCTGCGACAGCAAGAGCGGGCAACAGTTAAGCGATGCTAAAGAGTTCGCGGGGGCGCCTGTGCCCGATGAGGACATTCCGTTTTGAGGAGGTGGTACAAGTGTGGGAAGGATTGTACTTTTATGGCTTTGGCGAAGATGACGAACGCGGAGAAGGGTACTTTTCGAGCATCGAAGAAGCACTGGAGCATGCGCGGAAGAATACAGACGAAGATGATACGGTGAATATCGGACGTGGGGAGATACTCGAATTTCGCGTAGATGGTCAATCTGTACTCGATCAGATTGACGATGATGTGGATGCAGAAGGGATAGAGGTCAACTTTTTCTGGAGCACGGATCTTCCGAAAGAGGACATCGACGATCTGTCCGAAATGCTCACACAAACATTTCGTGCATGGGCGGATAAGCACGGATGTGCGAAGTTTGTTGAGTACATCACGGATGTCAAAAAATACGACCTTGAAACAGGGCGGCAGGTATAGGAGGAGACCGTATGGCAAAACTCACACCCGATGAACAGACGTTATACTTCTTCGCCTTTCGGTATGCCTTGCCGCGACAATCCTATGCGCTGTCTCTCGTGTCCGATATCGTCCTGCGGCGCGTGAATGAGTTCGAGGATTGGCAGCTTCGAGATATGATCGGTGAGATTGAGGCACATTGGGAGTGGAATAAGGATATCCATCCGATAGACCGAGATGTGCAGCGGCTCTTTCGAGATCGGCTGAGGAATGCCATTTTGGAGAGAAGCATAGAACGGGGAGTGTGATAAGTGTGTTACTGAAAATCATAGCACTGGTTATATCGTTGGCGATCGGATATGTATGGTTTATGGGATGCAACAATGCTGCTTTACACGATAGTGTCTTTCTGTATATGACTACCTATGCTGATTTGGGAATGTTCCTGATTATGGAGTTTATGTGTGTAACGATTGGACAATTGATTATTGAGCTTGTAGAGACTGAGAAACGGCGATAAACAAAGAGCGGTGATGTGCAGCTCTTTTGGTGTGTGTGAACAGGAGGAAACAGAGTGAGAGAGTACGGCGACTATATCAGGGAGACAAAGCGGCTTTTGCAAAACTATGCAAAGATGAAGGTCGCCGTCACGAATCTCACAGAGGAGATTGAGGCGCAGGAGGCAATTTTGTGCGATGAATCCATAGCATCTATCCAGTACGGGGATGACCTTATCAGTGGCGGTACGAGGGAACTGACGAGCACCGAGGCGGCCGCGGCAAGGCGTATCAGATTGGAAGAGCGTATTGCTGATATGCGTATGCGTCGTGATGAGATGGAGCGCACGACACGGGCAATCGATCGGGCATTTGAATCGCTTAGTGATGAGGATGTGGAGCTCTTGCAGGGACGGTACATCCGGGGACTGTCATGGGCGGAGCTCACTGAAGATCTGAACTATACGGAGAAGTGGGCGAAGGAGAAGGGCGGGAAGGTGCTGCGGGATGTTGCACTGATGTTGTTTGGGGTAGTGGTGAGGCCGGTGCAGTTGAAACTTGAAAATATTAATGATATATTATAAACGAGGTAAAGGGAATGTATTTGGGTTTTATAGGAGGAAGAATATGAAAGAACTAGAACTAAGTGATAACGCCCATAAGCTTTTGCTGGCTATAGGTAATGAATGCAGAAAGAAAATAGAAGACAGGGGGGTTATAAGCTCTCGTGAATTGGGAATGTCACGCGATGAATTTATTTCCTCGTGTAATGAATTAACGTCCAATGGCTTTTTAAGTAATGGAAGGCATGATATTTTAAGTGACCCTTATTCTGTTGTGGAACTACGAAGCCCCAAGTTGACAACATTAGGAGAAGAAGCATATGAGAAAATAAAATAGCATCTAAACGGTATTTTTAACAGACTTTTTGTTCCCTTTTACTTCCTTTTTTCTTCGCAAAAATGTGATATGATAGTAGAGTAGGAAAACTGAACACAAGGGCATCGCTTGCGCGGTGCTCTTTTTGTATGCGTGAGATATAAATTTCTGCGATTTTTTATGTCTCGTGTTTCTGAAATATAAATTCTTAAAGGCAGGTGGTGAGCGTGTAGGTGGCGAACGAGCAGAATCTGATTCCTGGGTCGGCCCGAAGCCAGAGTGAATCTAGAGAGAACGGGAGAAAGGGCGGCATTAAGAGCGGTGAGTCCCGACGCCGCAAGAAAGCTCTGCGCACGGCGCTCAAGGAGGCGATTTCGCTCACACTGAAAGACCTCCATCCAGATCTCAAGAACGGGATCATGCGCGCGGCGCGCATCCGTGACGACGGTCTTACGATTGGTGATGCGGTGCTCGGCAGCATCGTCCGGAGCGCCTGCGCAGGAGATCCCAAAATGATGAAGATCCTACTGGACACCATCGGCGAGAGCGCTGACATCCGTCTCCGCGAGCGCGAAGTCAAGTTGAAAGAGAAAGCCCTTGACAAGGATCGGACGGAGAGAGCGTCGCCGATCACGTTTGTATTCGAGAGAGGTGATGCGGATGAGTGAGCGGGTTGTCAATGTTGCGGAGCTGATAGCACCGAGCTTTGATAATTTGTTCTACGATGTGCAGGAGCATCGTTATACGCACTATTGGCTTGCAGGCGGGCGCGGATCCACAAAGTCGAGCTTTGCATCACTCTCTATCCTGCTCGGCCTCCTGCAGAATCCGCTTTGTCATGTGGTCGTGCTGCGCAAAGTCGCGAATACGCTGCGCAACAGTGTCTATAATCAAGTGGACTGGGCAATCAACGCGCTGGGCTTATCCGATGCATTTGCGGCACGGGTGAGCCCTTTGTCATTTGAGTACAAGAGCACCGGGCAGAAAATTCTTTTCCTCGGTGTCGATGACCGAAACAAGGTCAAGTCACTCAAGCTGCCATTCGGGTACGTTGGTATCGTGTGGATTGAGGAGCTCGACCAATTTACGGGCATGGAGGAGATTCGGAGTCTTTTGCAGTCGCTCTTGCGCGGCGGCGAGCGGTACTGGGTATACTATTCGTACAATCCGCCTAAAAGCCGTAACAACTGGGTCAATGAAGAAGCACTATTCGATCGCGATGATCGCGTTGTGCATCGTTCCACCTATCGGGACGTACCGCAGGCGTGGCTTGGAGAGCAGTTCATCGCGGAGGCGGAGCGGCTCAAAGAAAAGAATGAGACGTTGTATCGGCACGAATACCTCGGCGAGGTCACGGGCACGGGCGGCAGCGTATTTGATAACGTCGAGGACATGGAGATGAGCGATGCAGATATAGCGCTCTTTGACCGCCGCTACTTTGGCCTTGACTTCGGCTTTGCGGTCGACCCGCTGGCCTTTGTCGCGATGCATTATGACGCCAAGCACGAGGATTTATATATTTTCGACGAGATCTACGAGCAGCGGCTGAGCAACGCGCAGGTAGCGCGGAAGATTCTGCCGCGTCTCTACGGGCATCACCTGACCGCGGATTCGGCGGAGCCTAAGAGCATCGCGGAGATGCGCAGCCTCGGGCTCAATGTGCAGGCGGCACGCAAGGGGCCCGATTCCGTTGATTACGGTATCCACTGGCTGCAGGGGCGCAGACGCATCTACATCGATAAGCGCCGCGCGCCGAACACGTACCGCGAATTTGTCGGGTACGAGTACGAGCGCAACCGTGACGGGCAATTTATATCAGCCTATCCCGACAAGGATAACCATACGATTGACGCGGTACGCTATGCGACGGAGGCACTTGCGGCGGGTGAACGCATACGAGCGATGCGCGGCAATATCTACTAAGGAGGGACGCATTTGGACATCAACGAAATGGCAGAGACTTACATGCTGCTGCATGACGCATACTATGGCGATGGGCAATTCAAGCAGGGCGGAGCGCTCGTACGTCATACACGCGAGAGTCCGGAGAACTTTGCCAAGCGCAAAAAGCTCGCCTACTACCTCAACTACACGGGGCCGATCGTCAACGCCTCGGTAGACCCGATCTTTCGCAACGAGATCAAGCGTGAGTACAATGATACGGCGAAATTCAAGGTATTCCTCGATGATTCCGACCGTACCGGAGCAGACCTGCAGAACTACATTCGCCGCCTCGCCGTCATGGCGAAGCTCTACGGTGTTGTCTACGTCATCGTCAACAACGAGCCGGAGATCGGCGAGACCGTGCAGGACAGCCTTGATAAGCGTGCGCTGCCGTATCTTGCGCACGTGCTGCCGAGCGAGGTCACGCATTGGAGCTTTGACGACCACGGCCGCATGGTCGAGTTTGGGTATCAGAGCACCATCAAGGACTCGGAGGATAAGACCAAGACGCGGTATTACACCTGGACCGAAACAGCGTGGGCCGTTGCGGACGAAAACAAGCAGATCATCCGGCAGGGAGAGCACGGACTCGGGCGCCTCCCGGTCGTGCAATGGTTCGGACGCAGTAATGACCCGATGGAGGCGCTGCCACCACCGGAGTTTTTGTCTGTCGCGCAGACGAACTATTACGTCTATCAGCTGTGCAGCTGGCACACGCAGATACTGCAGAATCAAACGTTTAGTATTTTGGTTATGCCAGACAACGGCGCGACGGATATCACAATCGGCACGAACAACGTGCTCACCTATCCACCGGATAGTCAGCATCCACCGAGTTACATATCCCCGGATGCGGCGCCTGCGCAGGTGCTGACCGATCAGATCGACCGACTCATCGGGGAGATGTACCGCATGAGCGGTATCGACTCAGTCATCGGCGTGCAGACGGCGAAATCCGGCGTTGCGCGTCAGTGGGACTTCGAGCGGACGAATCAACGGCTCGTCGATTTTGCGATCCAGTGCGAGGAGGCCGAAAAGGCAATCGTCGCACTGTATGAGGCATGGACGGGAGAAGCGATCGGCTACATCTGCGAATATCCGCGCGACTTCAAAATTTCGGATGTTGCGGACGGGCTTGCGCAGGCACAGGCGGCGCTTGACCTTGGGCTTGACAGCAAAACGTATCAAGTGGAGGTCGCGCGCAAGGTGCTCGAAGCATACCTGCCGAATCTCGAGCCCGCGACGTATGACGCGATTATCAGCGAGCTCGAAGCCGCGGCCGCCGTTATAGAGCAGACGCAGACCTACGGAGACGAAGACGATGAGACAGACAGCGACGCGGGCGGAGATAGACGCATTTGAGCGACGCATTCGCGCGCTGATCGCGGAGGGCTACGCTGTGCCGTTCGCGGTGCGGCGGGCATATCGCGAATATCCGGTTATGCGCGTGTTGTTTGGCGAGTTGATCGATCAGATACGCGCAGAGGCAGAGCGCGGATATGGCGAGGCACTGCCGCAGGGCATCACAGACAGGCTCTTTACACATTCGTGGACGCCCGATAATCTAACGCTTTCGGAGCGCACGACGCGCGGAGGAATCCTTGTGCGGGAACTGGTCGCTCGGACGATCTCGGAGCAGATCAAAAGGAGTGCCACATACCGACAGGCGAGCCTTGCGATATTTGATGGATATCAAGAGGCGGGCATCATCCCAACGCAGAACCTGCCGAAATTCCTGCAGGACTTGACGCAGGTT